CATTTCTTTTAAGATTTGCTATTTAACTAACTTAGCCCTGTGGATAAGCATCTGGAGGAAGCTGTCCAAAAGCAGTTGTGTTAGCTGTCTCTGTAGCACCAGGACGTCCACCAATCTTGCTTGTTGGAGCAATGAACTGACGCTGTCCATGAGCCCAATCATATCCGGCTGTGACACCGCTGATACGCATGAAGCAGTAGAAGTTCTTAGCATCCCAAGGATTGGACATGATTCCGTAACGAGTACGAGCACCAATGCTTGGAGTGAAGGAACCTGGCTGCAGGACCTTGGAGAGCTGGAGTGGGATGTAAGGCATGTAGATGATGCCGGAGTCGCCTGCCTGCTTTCCTTTGTATCCCATGAGGACATAGTCAGCAAGACCCTGAGCAGCATAGCTGTCACGGACGAGGAGCTGGCTGTCATCATTGATGTAGCCAATCTTGCTGAGAGCACCAACTCCAGAATCTGGTGTTGTTGGAACATCAGATGTTGTCTTGAAGGAGGTGTACTTGTTCATGCTCATCTGCTGGAGAAGAGCGCAAACACGTGGAGTTGTGACCACGAAGTTTGCAGCACCACGACGAGTGCGGATAGCAATCTGCTGTGCTTCAACTGTGATCTGAGTGAGGAGTGTAGCAAGACGACCCATCTGGTCAAGTCCATCTGCAGAGAGTGGAGTCCACTCGCAAACAGAACCACCAGTGATAGCTGCCTTCACCATCTCAGTGATGATCTGACGATCGATTTCAGCGCCAACCTCATATGTCAGAGTGTTGACCATCTCCTTCTCAACGTCGATTCCATGCATTGCCTGCATATCCTCGGCGAGCTCTGGAGACCAGTGAGCAGCGAGCTTACGTGTCTTAGCTTCAACAGCACTCTTGACGAGACCGAAGCTGACAGTTGGATAAGTTCCATCATAGAGGTTTGCAAACTCAGACTTAGGACCAAGTGGAGCACCCTCACCAAACCACTGGCTTCCGCTGTTTCCAGCATATGCATTCCAGTAAGCAGTCAAGCTTGGATCAGCCTGTGAAGCTGTCAGCTCTGGATTCATAGCTGTGAGACCAGTGTAGCGAGTGTCAGTTGGGAAATATCCAATTTCACCATCCTGAGCAAGATTTCCATCGCCAAGAATTCCATTCTTGTTGTAGATTGGACGATAAGCGAGGGCATATCCAACAGGACCATTGAGTGGCTGGACTGCAACGAGGTCGTTAGCAATCAAGTCAGGCATGATACGGCGGAGCATTGGCATCACAACATTAGGGAGGTAATAGTCACCATATGTGCTGTTTGGAGCATATGGATATGAATTCTTACCTGTGAGAACACCATTTCCTGGAGTTCCCTCTGGACCAAACCCAGAACCCTTGGAGCCAACAGCTTTAGCCTGATCAATGCTGTTGTTATAGATGCCAGCTTCATTGAGCATGCCAGTCATCTTGTAGTAGTTTCTTGTGTTCTCAAGAACCTGGGCAAGAGCAATCTTTGTTGACTCGCTCTGGATCTTCTTTCCAGACTCGAGGATTGCACCCCACTTCTTGAGAAGCTTTCTCTGATGTGGATCAGCGATTAGTGCGCTATTCATATCTTTGAATTCTTTCTTTGTTTGTTGTTTTTTGTTTTCTTGTGGTTGCAGACTTCCGAGCCTGCAAAATTGATTAGATCAATAGACCTCCACTGACTAGGCACACCACATCTTCATCAAGCCAGGATCAATCACTTCAGATTCATCTAACTTGACATCACCATTGGCATCCAAGTCAACTTCTTCCATTGTCTCAAAATCTTCTTCAGCTTCTTCAAGGTGGCCATTGTGGACACGACCTTTCAGAATGTCATCTTCCTTGAGTTTTCCATTCTTGTCAGCATCTTCTGCTTCTTTAAGCTGATCACTGTCAGCATCAACAATCTTGTCAATCTCCGACTCAAGTGTTGTCTCAGCATCTTCTTCAGCTTTCTTTGCTTCAGCTTGAACCGATTCAAGAACTTTGTTGAATGTCTTCTCAATCTCTGGAGCTGTAGCTTCAGCAAGACGCTTCTTCACAGCACGAGCTTCAAATGTTGGAAGATCTTTTGTCTTAGATTCAAGAAGCTCAAGTGCTTTGAACTAGTCAATCTTTCTCTTCAACTACTGTGTCTTAGCCATTGATTCATTCAACTTAACTTGCATCTTAGCAACTTCTGTCTCACACTTGCTCTTCTCATGCTTGAAGCTCTCTTCAAGCTGAGCTTTCTTCTCAGCAATGCTGTCTTCATTCACTAGAAGAACATCTTTGAGTGACTCATGAATAGCTTCAAGCTTTTGCATTCTGTCATAATCAACAATTGTCTTCTTAGGAAGAACAGACTCAACATAGAGATCAAGGAAGTCATTTACTTTTGTTGCAAGCTTCTTTGACTCATTGATTTGTGTGATCTTGTTCTGGACTTTTGCAGCAAGCTTCTAGTTCTCAGCCATAGACTCTATGACCTTCTTGAACTCTGCTGAATATTCCTTGTCAAGCTTTGCCTCAACAGCAAGTTTTGTCTTGCGAATAGCTTCTTGACGCTGCTTGCTCATTGTTGATTCAAGAGCAAGAACGAAAGTGTCCAGATCAGCTTTTTGAGCTTCGGTTAGCTTCACACCTGCATCGTTGAACACTGTCAGAAGCTTTGAATAGCTTTCTCTGATTGATTTCAAACTCATTGTTGTTTACCTTCGTTTGTATGCGTTATAATTATTTACTATGTAGATTTGTGATTTTTAGATTTAATCTAAAATTTTTTACTTGAAGTCATAAAAAATCTAGACTTCATCTATTTCAGGATCAACTCTTGTTGAAAAGACTGCTAAATCATGTGATTTGCCTGTCTTCATGTCAATAAACTTCACCGTGAAATCTTTTTCATACGGAGCAACATTCTTCTTGAGAATATCTAAGAGCTATGCCATTGTCAATCTCTTATATTTTTCAGGAGGAATGCGTGAAGAAGGTGCTGCAAGATCAACATCATCTTGCTTTGTCAGCGAAGCATACCCATCTTCTGCTTCTTGCACAAGTGTTGCCCAATGATCAATGTCTCTCATAATAGCATTTCCTCTATTCAACAACATTTCATTTCAGACCAGAGATTTTCTTGACAGTTCCAAGAAGAATTGGCCCAACAATTGGAGACATTGCAACCCATGCAAAAGTATTCAAACTTAGCATGAATGATATCACTCCAACACACCCAAAGAGAAGCTTCAGCAAAATTGTGTTCTTTGATGAGTCTTTGGAAGCTTCTTCAACTTTTTCTGAGTTGTCTTTCACAAACTGGACAATTTCATCAAAGTTCTCTTTTGCTTTCCCACTAAGTTTCTTGCTCATCTCATCAATCTTGTCTTTATTCTTGTCAATGAATGCCTTTGCATCTTCAGGCTTCTTCATCTTCTTAGCTTCTTCTTTTGCAAGCTTAGCTTTCTCTTTAAGCTCTTCTTCATATTCATCACCCTTGATGAAAAGATCATCAGCTTTTGCATCATCAGGATTCTCTTCACCTTCATTGAAGAAGAACCCATTGAACTCAGCATCTCCAAAATCAAGCAAGAAGCCTCTTCCAGGTTTTCCTGAAGTAGTTGAGTATTTCACCAGAGAATATCCTTTTCCTTCAAGATTAGCATTGATGCTGGTTATCTTTGAAGCCGTCAATCCATTTGACTTGAGCTCATTTATGAATTCCTTAGCTGGAATGCTTTCATATTTGAAGTCAGGAAGTCTTGAAAGCTTCACATCAAAACCGTCTTGATTTCCAAGAATAGCTATCAACTTGCAAACTTTTCCATCAACTGCAAATGCTACATCACAATTGCCATTAGTCTAGGAGAATAGATCTGCAAACTCTGACCACATCTTCTTGCAATCAACAGAACTAGAACCACTTTCATCAAGCTTCTTGAGTTCTTTCTTCCAATGCTTGATTGCTTCAAGTACTTTCTCTTTTGGGTACTTCATGTTCATCACCATCTCTTTCTTCTTTGAAATCTCTTCTCTTGCTTTTTTGTCAGAGTCAAGATGCATCAATCTCTTGTATGCATCACTCATTAGCTTCAGTAAAGTCTCTTGGTCATGCTTTCCATTTTTCATCATGCAATTGCCAAGCTTCTTTCCAACTTTTATTGACTCTTCATCACCACTCAAGACAAGAAGCATGACAGCATCTCCTTCAACTTCTCTAGCAGCAGTGTCGGTTGGCATTCTCAATGCACATTCTCTTGCAATTAACATCTCAACATCTGCAATGTCGTGCTTTGGGACATATCCATCTCTATAGCCAAAATGCTCTTTGAAGTCAAGAACAAACTTTACATTTGGATCAATGTCTTCTTTGCTCTCTTCAATCTTAAGAACTTCATATCCATTTTCAATGATCTTCAACTTTGTCTCATCATTTGGCTAGAGCACAAGTCTCAGTGTCCAAACATCATCACAGCAGTCATTGTCCCAGTCAATCAACCATGAGTCAGCAAATGGCTTGCAGCATCCAACAAGCTTCTCAAGAAGTTTTCTTACTAAGCAAAGATAGTGCTTGAGATTGCATCCACCTCTCATGCCACCACCATTAGCCCCACCAAATATAGTGACAATCAAGTTGCCATTCTTCATTAGATGTATGCTGTCAATTCCAAGCCTTTCGAGCTTTGGACCATCATCAAACAAGTCAATCTAGCAGTCTTTTGCTGCTTCTTCAACTGTAGAGAAAAGCCAATTTGATCTTGGCAAAGATTCCCATCTCTCTCCCCACTAGTTTATTGGCTTGTCATCAAAATCTGGCTCCCATCTCTCAACTAGTGGTCTCAATCTAGATACAAGAGATCTTCTGCTTGTCTTCATCTCTTCTTCAAGTGCTGGGTCATTGTTCTCATCCAAGACATCTAAGCGAATCCAATACAGAAAGATTCTCTTCTCTGGAGGAATTGTTGAGTCAAGATCACCCCAAGTTGGATGCTTGTCAGCATTGATTGAACGCATGTAGTGGATTGACTCGGAGTCCAGATCAAACTTTGCAAAGTATGGAGCAATCTCTGGAGCACCATAGTATTTCTTGCTCTTCAAGATCACAATCGCTTGATAGTCTTCAAGTTCATACTAGATCTTTCTGTATTCAGAGTCAGCTATTCCAAGTGTTCTGAACTTCTGCTCAAGCTTGTCATTCCATCTATATGACTTTGGATCAAGAATCAGCACTTGCATCCCAAGTGCTCTTGCACATGGCTCAATCTCTTTGTATGCCATTGCTTTTGTAGAGAGATATATGCTTGTTTTCTTTCCCATTGCTTTACTACCAACTTATAATATTGCATATAAAGCTACTAATACCGTCTTCCCAACTTCATGATCAAGTTGCACACCATCTAGCACTAAGATTTTTGCTGGCTTGAAGATCTTTGAGAATCTGTCATATTCGAAGCTTTCTTCAAATCTATAGCTCTCATCATCAACATAGTCTTCATATGGTGCTGGATTATCCCAATCTTGAGTCTCTTCAGCATACTCTTCTTTTGACATAATCTTCACAAGACCAATTGCTTTTTTATAGTGCTCAAGTCCTGCAAATGTTTCTTTTAGTTTTTTCAATGCTTCTTGTGAAAATTTCACTAGTGAAAGACTTGGACCAGAGAAATCGGACCAAGATCCACATTTATCAAATATTTCTAGTTCATCAAGAAGTTGTTCAAGTAAAAGTGTCTTTACTTCTTGTCTATTTGAAGATGTACTTTCTTCTAGTTTCTTCAACTAGTCTTTCCAATAGTTGAGAGATTCAATTACCTAATTCTTTGTGTATTTTCTTGCTTTCATCATGCTATCACCCAACTTTGTCCTTTTGACTCTTGCTTGATGATCTCTTCCATCAGCTAATTCTTTTCTTCACGTCCTTCATCACCAATTGATGTGTCTAGAGATCCTCCGCCAACAAGCTAGACATTCTAGAACTTCTTACGAACAGTTCCAAGAAGGATCTTTGCTTCAGCCAGCACAAGACGTCGCACCCACTCATTTCCATAGAACTCTTCAATTGGTGGCTCGACATTGCAAGTCAGAAGAGCAAACTGGTCTCGATCTAAGCATCTTGGCTCTGGCATCAAGACAAGAATCTTTGTTCTTCTGTCATAGCTCCAATCTGGATTTGAGCCAGTCATTCTCTTGCAGAGATCAAAGAATTCCATGACATTATGGTAGGTGACCCAACCACCAACCGGATTTCCAGAGCCAAATCCAAACATTGGAGATCCAAGTCCAGAAGCACCCTAGCCAAAGTATGCATAAGGTCCAAAGAACATGTCACCATACATTCCAAACATATTGTCTCGCTAGAATGAGATGTCTTTAATTGAGACAACATTGAAGTCTCTCAAGTCAAGTCCAATATGTGGCTTGTAGTGGCGAAGATTCACCATCAAGTACTTCTCTTCAGTGTAGCAATACTTTGAGTATACAGCAATTGCATCAGCTACACAAGAATCTAGTTGCTCAGTTGTAAGCTCTACTGTAAGAAGAGGATGTCCAAGCTTTATGAGAACCCAATCTTTGAGCTCTTTCAATGTGTGAATACCGGGATGGAGATATGTAGACTCTGGGTTCACATATCCACGATCATCAGGTTGTTTTTCTCTTACAGCATTGTGCATTGTGAGTATTTACAACTCAAACCTGGCATTAGCTAATGCCCAATTTTGTTTTTAATTGGCTAATCTATGTTGGATTCATTCCAGCTATTGCGCTGAGGACGCATTGGACGAAGTTGTCTGAGCCGATGTAGAAGCCGGAAATACCATTCTTTGGATTGATACAGAATGTGCTTTCTCCGCGTGATTCGTACTTGACATCAGATGGGCTATATATTCCGCTCCATACAAATGACTATAAGTCTTTAGCTTTTGCATTTAAGCCTAAACAATATGTATTGTCTTTATCAGCAATTGTCCTATATCCATGTGCTAATGCAGATCCACCATTTGCTTCAGCATTATTTCCAAAGACAAAAGCTTGTTTACCTTTAGCTTTTGAATTCTATCCGCCAGCAAATGCAAATTGATTAGATGCTTCATTATTATATCCGATAGCGAATGATTCGGATGTTGTTGCACTAACATTTGTGCCAAATGCAAAAGTCTTAGCCGCTGTTGCTTTAGAAGATTCTCCACCTGCAAATGCGTATGTTCCAGATGCAATTGTCTTCCATCCAATTGCAAATGCTTCAGAGTTTGTAGCGCTTACAGAATCACCGCATGCAAATGAGCAGTAGCCATTTGCATATGTTTTGTTTCCAAATGCCTGTGAATTATTTCCAGTAGCAGATACTGCATTACCATATGCAAATGTGTTTTTGCCATCTGCAGTTGAGTCTGTACCACCTGTAAATGCGCCAAGTACACCAACATCACCCGATACGGCGCCACCTGTACGTTTATCAAGGTAGTTAGTTAATTCAGCACTGCTGCCATTTGTAATCAAATCTGCAAGTGACTATGTTCCAACAAATACACCTGCCGCTCCATCTTTAGGATTGATGTTGAATGTTCCCTAGCCGTTAGATACATATCTTTCATTTGATTTTGCATTCCATACAAAAGATTCTTTATGGTCTGCTATGGCGCTTAGTCCAAATGCATATGTATTGTCTTTGTCAGCTACGCATTTCCAGCCAGACGCAAATGATGAACCACCGTTTGCTTCTGATGAATTTCCAAATGCAATTGATTGACTTCCAGATGCAGTAGTATACTTTCCGCCTGCAAGTGAATATTCACCTGATGCTAGTGTATGATATCCTTGAGAATGCGCACAAGTATTTATTGCGCTTGTCTCATTTCCTTCTGCGTGCGAACAATTATTGGTTGTTCTGTTATTCCAGCCTTCAGCGTGCGAATATTGGCCATCTGCATAGTTTCCTTTTCCTTCAGCATGCGCAGCATAAGCTCCTCTATTTTTATAGCCTTCAATGTGAGAATACTAACCATACGCCAAATTCTTCCGGCCTTCGGCATGCGAATACGCATTTACAGCTTTGCAGTCAAGTCCTTCGACATAAGAAGCTTCTCCAAACCATATTTGACCAATTGTAGGTCTATCTGGGCAGAATATAGACCAATCGTCATGATTTGGAGTAGATTCATCAAGCTTATATTGGCTGGTATTCTTGAACGGCTATACAGTAATCTTATTTCCGTCTACAGCCGTAACCGACAATTCCATGTCAAATTTAGCTTTATTGACATAGGAGATCACGTTTCCAACCGCTAGGCCGCTGTCAAACGATGGATCTACTGTTCCTTCGCCGGTCAATGAAGACGTATATGTAGTAGCAGGCTGCGATAATGTCAAATAAAAAACATTATTCTGGAAATCAATGTGGTCATAATACCAGCCGTAGCAGCCT